ACCAGAGGATGCGTTAAATGCGCTTTCTACAGCGTTAAACTCTCCGTCTAAGTCGTCTGCGTCAATAACGCTACCGTTAGCGATGTTGTTAGCCGTATCTTGGCGTGTATAACCTGCCATAAGAGTTATCCTTTATTGTCTGTCGTTCTGTGTAAACTCAAGAAGTGCTGTATCTAGAGTAAATGCTGGGTTAGTTGTGTTGTCTTCTATACGTATTGATATAGTCTTACCTGATCCGATAATCTGGTTCTGATAAACTTTATCTAGTTCTCCACCAAATACGGCTGTACCATACAAGGATGTAACTGCTCCGTAGATAGCCGCAAATATACCTGTACTTGTAATAGTTGTAGCTGCTGGCTGTATTAGGTTTTGGTTGTTAGATCGAGTAAAGTCGTACTTAAGTGCTAAGTCTATATTGAAAGCGCCTTTAGGGTCTATATATGTAGTTAGCTTATAAAAGGTTTTACGTATCTGTGGGTCTGATATAGGCATATAAGGTGATTCATATATAGCTTCAATGTTTTCTCCATCAAAAGTATAACCTGTCTCCATCTTATATACGTAGCCATCCTCATTAGCAAATATAATAGTCTCTGAATATTCTGTATACTTAGAGTCTGCTACAAAGGCTTTGATACCTGAAGTCTCACCCCATGCTAGATCAGATGCACCCTGATTAGAGAACTTAGTTACGAGTAACCCACGAGCAACTTTCTTTTGTTCTGACTGTGTATAGCCAAAGATGCGGTACTGTGCTTTCTCACGTATAACAATAGAGCAAAAGTTAGATGTACTCTGAGCAAACTTATAAACATCATCAGCTATAGGATCAGAAGCTACTTCAAGTGAGAAGTCACCAATTCTGTCTGTAGCACCTAAGAGTCTGATACCGTCAGGAGACATATACATAATGTCACCACCAACCTCTTGTATCGTATCAGGGTCTAAACAACCAATACCTTCTGTGATAGGGTTTAACTGGAAGTCAGCTAGAGTTGTACCAGATAAGCGTTGTATGTTGTTTCTACTAAAGATGATAAGCTGATCACGGAAAGCAATCAAGCCTGTAATGTCATGGCTTACGTTTATGACACCACCACCATTAGCGGCACTATAGTCACCTGAGTCTGAGGGTGCTGAGAAGTATAAGTTAGAACCCTTAGAGAAAAACACTGTAGTCTTAAACACTGCTACTTGTTCTGCACCCTGTAAATCTGATAGAGAAGAGATAAACGATAAAGTGTTAGCTGTATCATTAAATAGCGCTGGGTAGTTAGACCCATCTACCATTATGATGAAGTCACCTGCACCAAAGTTGTACTCTGTGCTACGTATCTTACCGCCTAATAGTGCTGCCTTACCTAGTGAAGACCAAGTACCACCAGAAGATCTATGGTATTCAGTTTTAGGTGGAGAAGCTCCATCACTTCTAGCGGCTATATACTCGCCTATGTTTGCTACTTTAACACCAAGTACACGCCCTGTTCCTGGTACAATATTGTTTGTTGCTTTTGTGTACCCTAATACTTTACTGTAACCACCTGATCTAGCTGGCTCAAAGTTCTGTAGTATAGTAGCAGAACCAACAGCATTAGCACCCTGTTGTAGAGGGCTGAGATTAGAGATGAGGCCACCTTTAAACTCAATAGGGAATGTCTGCCAATTAGTAGCCATCAGTAATGAACTCTTGTATCTCTTAAGTATTCTGTACGGTTAATGTTTAAGGATCTCATACTCTTAATGCCTTCCTTAAACTTGCTCTGTGATAATTGTGCAGACTGAGTGTCACCTCTGAATACATAAGCATAATACATAGCACCATCTACAACAATATGTCTGTATGACTCTGGTATAGTAGCAACGTCTGATGCTTTCTCCATATCAACACCATTAGTGTAGTATTCGTAGACTACTTCGTATGCTTTATCTGGGGAAGGTACAAACAGTAATTCTCTACTTGGCGCACGTACAACATACTGTGGTACGCTTCTTACATCTGAGCTAGAGTTATACTCTACGTCTGCGTGTTTGTCAAGATATTCTTCATAATTCAACACTTTAAGTCTCTTAGTATCTACATTAAGAGTATCATCACGTTTTAATCTAAAGCTATTCATATTAACAGTCTTACTATCATAAGGCATACTGTAGCGTACCTCACCTGGAGTAAGTACTTCTGTTTCTTCTGCATGATTCCAAGGCCACTCAAACTCTTCTTGGTGGATGTGTCTTATAGAAGCATTAACAGCGTCTTTAGTGAGGTTGTAGTAACCTTGTGCTGTAGCAAAGTTAGATGTAGTTAGTTCTACTTCGTTAAGTCTTCTGTTAACATCATTAACTAACCCGATAAAGTCATAGGCCATTCTTATTTCTCCTTAACACGTACAAATACTGAACGCTCATATTGTAAGCCTTCTACTGTAGTGATTTTACAAGTAACTCTATATCTAACGTTATTAGTACCAAGAGATAATCTTATTGTTGCTACGGTGAGTGTATTGGTTTTCTGTACCATCTGTAAAGCATTAACAACTTCACCTGCATCTATTAGAGTTTTTGTACCGTCAGAGTCATCTACAAACCATGTAACACCTGAAATAGTGTCATCACCTAAAAAGCGTGACCAATCAATGCTATAATCTAATACTTCGTCTTTATCTTTATCAGGCCATTTATATGACATTCGTATATTCCTTATGCTGCAATACGTACAACTCTATCTGTATTAGTCGCTTCAATTAGTACTGTTCTGTTCCGTGGGTCTGCAGGTATATTAACAGTATACCCTTGATTGGTTGGTGCTATAAACACAACACGTCTTCTGTCGAAGCTAGACTTAAGGCTTTCGTAGTCAAACTGTGTTGTTGTTACATTTAAGCTACCAGAGAATATGTTTAGTGGTACGCTGACTATCTCAAGTATAACTTGTGTAGATACATTAACTGTACCAATGGCTATGCTAGATGAAACACCTGTAGGTAAAACAAGAGCTTTAGCTTGTATGTTAGACCCTGTTCCTACAGTAGCTGTAAGCGCTGGGCTAGTGATGCTTGTGTTAGCATCTGCCAATACTGTAGTTGTACCTAGATTAGCCTGAGAGTCAACCCCTGAAGGTGCAACATTAGCGTTTGCAACAACTATTGTAGTACCTAAAGAAGATGTAGCAGATGTAGACTCACTAAGTGTAACACTCTTGGCAGTGACGACTACAGAGCCGATGCTAATAGTGTTTGATGAACCTGTCAAGCTAAAGTTAGCATGACCTACAACAGTAATACTTCCTGCGCTACTTGTAGCAGGTACACTCTGTGCAATAAGACGTGTCTCTAGTGTTGTAGAGAACGGTCCTGATGCAAAAGGAGAGATACCAAAGAACATGTTTTATCCTTATGTTGGTTTAGTAGGCCATGTTACTGTATTAGGAAACCCTGCTTGTGCTGGTAAGTTAAGCAAGTCAGTTCGGTACTGTGTCCACTCTGCTTGTTTAGTATCTGTAAGTTCAGCCCAACGTAGAGGGTTAGTTACTATTGGGTCTACTTCCATTACTAACTTCTGGTCACGTTCCTCCCTTAAACCCGCCGCTAGTTCTGCATCTAGCTCCTCTTGAGTAGGTGCTACATAAGCCGCATAGTCTGAGCCAATGAGTTCAAGCAATACGCTGTTGTCTACCGTCATATCTGTGTCATCAGGGCTTAGTGTGTAGGGTATCCAACCGTATTTTGGATGGTTAATGTCTACATTAAATATAGTATTATCAGCATTAAGTGATTGTGCGTTACGCACTTCTGTTATTGTTACTGTTGGCATTAACGCCTCCTATTGTTGTAATTGTCATCAAGATATTCTTACAAAGAGGTTAGCAGTAGCATAACTGCCGTTTTCTCTTTTATGCTGACCGCCCATAAGCCTCCAAGTTCCGCTAACTCCTGCCGATACAGTGCTAGACCACAAAATATGATGTGCAGACATTTGACCGTTTCCTGCCGCCTTTAGGTAAGAACCAGAGATAGTATCACCTTCATTTATCATGTTGACACTTTGTGCAGGGTCAACCGCTAACCAAGTATAAGTACCAACAGCATTGAAATCTGTACTACCGCCAACACCTGTTAGGTTAGAGCCATCGCCGTATAGGTTTCCTGAGAAGTAGCCGTGTTTAAATCTAACACCACTAGACCCTAAATCCATAGTATTATTAGAGTCATTACCTGCATCGTTAGTAGGAACTACTGCGCCGTTGTACCAACGCATACCAGAACCTGAGTTCCTTGCAATGTACGGGTCGCCGTTGTTAAGACCAATCCCACCACGATATACTCCACTTTTATGTAGTTTTATTACACCGCCATCACTGCCTGTACGATTGGCAATAATTGGACTGTCATTATGTTTTGCTACTGAAAAAATGCCAGAAGAACCTAGTGCAATACCATTATCCGCAGTTGAATCTGCACTGTTATTATAAGGCGTTGTATCAGTAGTACCCACCAACAGGTTGCCTGACGAGTCGATGCGCATACGTTCTGTGTTGTTATAACCTCTAAACTGCAACGAGTTATCAGTGCTATAATAAGTAATGCCACCACGCACAGTATCTACAGAGTCCCCAAAGGAAATAGCTGAATATCCTCCTGCCGCTGACTCAACCCTAATGCCCATGTCAGCATCGCCCTTAATATGAAGCTGACCAGTAGGATTATCTGTCCCAATCCCAACGTTGCCGTCAGAACCTTGCACAAATAAAGCGTGACTAAGGTTATCAGAAGAAACTTGAAAGTCTTTATCTGTACCATCAAAATTAAAGTGTGCCTTTGAATCAGTCATTGTTAGATTATTGGCATTGCTACTATCATTAAAATACTGACTAGATGAAGACCTAACTCCGAAAGTTCCTTCAACTTGCAATTTTGCAGTCGGCGAACTCGTACCTATGCCAACTTGGCCTGATGAGTCTATGCGCATACGTTCTGTGCCGCCATCAACACCAAACGTAAGTGGGTGTGTGCCGATACTCATCATAGATACGGTGTTTGAGCCAGTTGTGCCGAAGTATCCGTTTGCCGTTCCGTTTGTAATTTGCAGATAATTTGCACCAGTTGTGTTTTCTATCTTTGTGGTAACAGAATTGTCAGCACCAGTAATATGTAAGTTTGCACTAGGAGAACTCGTACCAATACCAACTCGGCCTGACCCTGTTAAAACTAAATGGTCATCTGTAGCATTACCTGAGAAAAAGTTGTCTCCATTAACATGCGTAATGGCTAATGCAGTAGTTTCATCTACCCCTTCTAGTCTAAAGCCACCTGCATAAGTATTATCACCTGCTTTTAAAGTAAGTTTACCTGCTGGCGAACTCGTACCAATGCCCAACGACTCAGCACTCGCATCCCAGAAGAACTTTGGTGTCGTGCCTGTGTCCTCGTAGAAGCTGATGTCGCCGCCTGAAGTTAATCTAAAGCCTAGCTTGTTGTTATTTAGTAAATTTAAGTGCTTTCCACCTAACGCTGCATCATCAACACTAATGCTTAAATCTTCACTAGCATTTAATTCTATTGCCGCATCTTGAGTGCCGCTCCTGTTCCAGAACACCTTTGCGGAACTAACGCCATCACGGTTTATTTGGATGTCATTATTCCCATCCACAGTCAGCCCATCGCTGGTCAAAGTACCCGTAATATTCAGATTGCCTGTAAGTGTACCGCCTGCTAGTGGTAACTTAGTAGCAATACTATTAGTAACAGTAGTAGCAAAGTTAGGATCATCACCTAAAGCAGCAGCTAATTCATTAAGCGTATCAAGTGTTCCAGGTGCAGAGTCAACAATATTAG